CACCGCCCCATCCAGCAGTCCAGCCTCGCGCAGGGTCAAGCTCCCCGGCAGGCCAGCCGACAGGCAGTCCGCCGCGCCGGAGCCCTCGTCGATCCTGGCTTGGCCGAACTGGTCCAGGTCCAGCACCCCATAGCCTTCGGCCGCAGGGTCGTGCATCACGCCCCACCACGGGTTGGGCGTGGGCGAAGTCGCATTGAGCTTGCCCAGCACCGAAGAGCCGGTGCCGCGGGTCAGCCAGAGCAGATGTACGTCCTGGCCTGCGGCCACGTGCTCGGCGATCGACACACCGGCAGCCACCGTCTCGTCGTCCGGATGGCAGAAGATGAACGCTGCGGGTGACACCATGGCACCTCCTCCGCCCCAGTCAATCAGCCGGACAGGTAGTCGACGGTCAGGTAGGTAGGCGCGGTTGCTGCTGCAGTCGCAGTAATGTTACCGGTGCCGACTTGCCTCTGGGCGGTCGCCGCGAACGTCTTGCTGGCAGTCGCTGACGCCGTGTATTCGAACTGCATGACCAGCGGAAAGGCTTGGCTGGCGGCAGCGGTGGTCGGTACCTGGTCGATCATCCGCTCGGTGCCGCTGATGTTGTCTTCTCGGATCCGACCGCGTACGTAACCGTCGGCGACACTCGACTGGACGTGGCCGCGGAACGTGACCACGTAAGTCCGGCCGGATACCAAGGAAGCCGCCACCGTGTCCAACACGGTCTCTGCGGTGAACGTGCCCGAGTTGGAGGTCCGGGTGGTGGTGTTCACGCGGACCATCTTGCCCACGTCGGTCTGCAGCGTGGCCACGTCCGACTCCAACGCGACCACGTCGTCGTGGATCTGTTGGATTGTCTCCGGGTCGGTTACGTCCCCGACGCTAGGTACGACGATCGTAGTCACAGGCCCTCCCTACCCCACAAGGTCTCGCCCCAGCGGCTCTCACCTGATGTTTGCCACTCGCCCACCGACAGCGCCTTGCGCAGGCGCACATCCTGGTAGTAGTTGGCCTGATCGATCACGTGTCTGACACTCAGGATCCGCCACTGTCCGCCGATCGCGGTCTGGGTGGCGTCTTCGAACTCCACCAGGTCGCCCGGCTGTCGGCGTGGGTCGCCGAACACCCGCACACCTTCGATGGTCGGGGTCGGCTCAGCCAGCTCGTTCAGCAGCCGTTGTGCCAGCCGCTGCGCGTCTTCGCGCCGCTGGTGCGCAGGAGCATCCACCGGCAGACCCCGCACCCCCCGCTGCGTAATGCTCGATGCCCGGCTGGTGATCACCGACGCGTCGCTCAGATGCATCCCGATGCCGCCGATGTTGATCGTGGGCACCTCCGGGTTATCGTTGGCCGTATAGACCACGCTGCCTGTCCGGTTGATTATGCTGACTGTGACCACGCCAGCGGTGAACTCGCTGTCGACCTGGATCACCACGGGGTCGGTGGACGGCGTACTCGGCCCCGAGTAGTAGGTGCCGGTCCCGTCCGACAGCGTATTGATCGTAAAGAACGTGTGCCAGCCACCCGAGATGAAGTTCGACACGCCAGCGTCGACCTGGGCGCTGGACGGCAGCGTGGCCAGCTCGGTGTCCACGCTGGTAGCCAGCACGTCCAGCGGGATCAACAGTGTTGACTCGCCGGGTGGGAGCGCGATCACCTCACGCGACTGGTACACCGGTCCATAGAGCGGGTCAAACCGGGCTTCTCGGTAGTTCACCCGCACCATGTTGCGGATCTTGGACGGGTCTACCTGTGGGACCAGCTCGGCAACGTTGGTGCGGGTGCTCAGTGTCTGGCCGGCGGTCTGCTGGTCAGACTCGGCCCAATAAGCGGGGGTCAGGTACAGCAGCCGGTCAAGCTCGTCGATCCGGATCGCCGCCATTTCGGCCTGCGCGAACTCCCCGATGTACTCCCACGCGTCACGTTCGGCCGGCTCGGCAATCGCTCGCAGCCGGGTCGCCGAGGGTTTAATGATCGCGCCCTCGCTGAACACGTTCTGCCAGATCCACGGCATCGTGTTGGGGTTGGCTTTCTGACCGGCCGTGATATGCAGCTCGGCGAACGGCAGGAACGAGTGGATGTAGGGGTTCAAGAACCCCGACAGGATGGCGGTATTGAACGGCTGCACTTCAGCTGGGGTGAACGGCTCGTCGGTCGCCGGCAGGCGTGTCACGTCGAGCGCCGAGTTGGTCGAGGAGTCGGTATGCTCGGTACCGTCCGGCTCCTGCATGTAGAAGTAGGCGGTCTCAGTGACGAAGTCCCAGGCGACCCCGTACTTGTACCACTGCCCGTCGGTCGGCAGGTCCAGCGACGCCCCCGCGTTCGCGTTGATCGACGCGGTGCCGTCGGTCATCTCGATCCGCAGTTGCCGGGACATGTTGATCCCGCAATAGACACTGCCCTCGCCGGCTTGGTTCTCCTGGGCGAACAGCAGGATGAACGTGGCCGGGGTGAAGTCCGTGCCGCTCGGCCCTGTAGTGTCGAAGTCGTCGCCGCGTACGATGAATTCGAACCGCCCGCGCGGGCCGGCCTCGGACAATATGTAGGGATCGGAGCCGTCGGCCGGGGTCGCTAACGCCGGGAAGTCGAAGTAGACGCCGACAGCGAGGTCGGATGTGTACTGCAGGTCTGGCGCAGCCACATACGGCCCGTCGATATAGGCGGGGGCCGATTCTGGGTCGTCCCCATAAGTGATCGTTTCCAGCTCGCCGTCGCCGACGTCCCGGTAGTAGCCGGCAAACAAGATCGGGAACTTCACCGGATACAGCGCCAGCGTGGGCATTGCGGAATCCAGGAACGGCTGCAGGCTGCCGTGCAGCGGGGCATACCAGGCCCCGCCGGACGTCGGCGGGGGAGCTGCGTAGACCGCGCACTGGTAGGCGGCCCACGACACAGCCCAGGTCGCCGACAGATCCCCAAACCGGTTGAATGGTGGGGGCTGAACCAGCTCCGACAGCTTCAGGCGGGTGTTGGACATCGCGGTCAGGTGCCCGAGCTGGTCACGGCCGAGCGCCACGTCAATCATCTGCCCGGTAAACAGCCGTACACGCTCCGGGCCAGCGCTGGTGACCACGCCGTGGTCGAAAGTGATCGGGGCGATGTCTCGCGGCAGCCCGTACAGCGGACTGAGCGGGTTGTACTGCGACAGGTATTGGACTGCCCGCAGCCCGCGACGGCCCGCCAGCAGTGCGGCGTCCAGCGCGACCGAACCGACGTCCTGCACGTAGGAGACCTCGCTGGGCAGCCCATCATCCATGTCTTGGCTGACCACCACCTGGCCAATCAGCCTCGACAGGTCGTCGATCGAGCCGTCGATCAGCCGGAATTCGGTGATGTGGATCTTGAACGGGGTGGTGGTCGTGATCCCCGACGGCATGGTGATCGAAATGCCGCCGTAGGTGCCGACCCCTGCGATCAGCGAGTTGAGGTTGTCCTCCAGCGTCCAGTCGACCGGCTCACGGCTGATCGAGGCGTCCCAGAACTTCGCCCGGATGAACAGGCTGTCGGTGTCCAACTGGGCCACGACGGTATAAGTGTGCCCGGCGACGTAGGTCAACCCGTCGGTCGAGAACGCCAAGATACCGTCCACACTGCTGGCCCGCTCGATCAGCGCCAGATCGATTGTCGAGTCGGCCACGTTGACCTGCATCTGGGCCATGTACTGGTTGGCGCCGGTCCCGTCGCCGGCCAGCACCACATCGAACAGGGCCTCGCCGGTCCCGGTCAGCGTCGCGCTGGGCACCCAGGAGATCCGGATGTAGCCGACCTCGGTCGCGGCCTGGATCAGCGCCGCCCGGCTGGTGTTGACCGCCCCGAAGTTGATCCGGCCGTAGCCCGCTCCACCGGGGATGTCGTAGTCGCTGTCGCTGCCGCCCAGGTGGGTGTAGCTGGGCAGGCCAACGTCCGGGCGTAGCCAGGTCGAGGACGATTCGCGGTTCAGGAATTGCTCGATGATATAAGCCGGCGGTGTCTCCTGCGCCACCGACCCGTCGTCCAGCCAGTCGGCTAGGAACAGCGGCTCGCACCACTCGACCTCACCTTTGCCGACCGCGGTGGCGAACTCAGCAGAGGCGTCCTGCATCATACCACCTCCTGTAAGGTCAGCGCCGGCCCCTGCCGGAAGGTAGACGCCTCCCATGGCCACTCTTCGACCAGTGAGACCACAGCGACAGGCATCACCCCCGTGCCGGGTCGCCAGGTGGACACCGATGACGCGGCTTCCAACTGGAAGTTGTCCAGATACAGGATCGACCCAGCCGATTGACCAGTCGCGTCGATCTTGCACAGTACGTAGGCGCTGCTGGCTGGTGGCGTGCCAGTGACCGACGTGACCTGGAACGAAGTCGTAGTGGTCAGCCCGGAACCGGAGGTGGTGGATAGCACTGTCCCGTTCGCGTCCGCCCACTCCAGCTTGGGGGTCAGCGCCATCACCGCGTCGGTCCCGCCGCCTTTGGCGTAGAACGAGAACGTGAGCGGGATGTCCGCCACGACGGGGATACCCGGCCAGTCGGTGGTCGGCGAGTCCAGAGTCAGCGCGCCCGACGAGGCGAACGTGAAGTTCCAGGCCAGGCTGCGCGGCCCGCGGTTGTAGGTGGTCAAGCTACTGCTGAGCGTCCCGCCCGATCCGGCCACCGTGAAGTTGTCGGTCGCGTTTAGGTGGGACGTGGCCGAGGACTGGTTGACGGTCAGTTGGTTGATCCGACCCGGGTCGATCAGTGCGAACGGGCCGGGCCCTTCGTGGCCCTGGTCGAACGATTCGAGCTGGGCGAAAGTCTCGTACCACAGCTGCTCCCAGGCCAGCACGTACTGGCGCACGCCACCGGAGGAGGTCCCGACCCGAGCCCCGCCAGCCGCAGTCTTGAAGATCGCGACCGGGCGCTCCCGGGTGCCACGTACGCCGCCACGCGGGTGCGGGATCTCGAACAGCGACCCGGGACGCCCAAAGTACATGGGGGTTCTAGCCACCGGTCACCGCCTCCGCGCCGTGCTCAAGAATGTGCGCTGCCGGGTGCCCTCCTGGGCGGTTGCCGCGATCAGCTTCGGCGCCCCGGTGACCGCGTCGATTGCGAACTCCGACACCACCTTGCCGTCCAACTCCAGCCGGTACGGCCCGAACGAACCGGGAACCGGCTGGCCCCCACGGGCGCCCGCCGCCGCCACGCCGCTGGGGCTCCCGGCCAGCCCGGGAACCGGACCGCCGAGCGCCCCGGCGAATAGCCCGGCCAGCCCGGCGGAGGCGTCCTGGGCCGCCCGGAGCCGGTCGCTGATACCCTCCACCAGGCGCCCGACCAGATTCTGGCCGGCGAACCGCAGGTCGCCCCGGCCGGACAGCGGCCCGCGCTTGGCAGGGCTGAACGGCCAGTAGTCACGCACCACCTGGGCGACCGCGCCCATTACGCTCGACAGGCCCGGGAACATCGCTTTGATGCCGTTGATCAGCCCCTGGATCACCCGCTTGCCGGCGTCGAACAGCACGTTGCCCAGGTTGCCGACTGCGGAGGCGATCTTGTCCCGCAGCGACTTGAACAGCCCGATCGCCGCGCCGATCGTGTTGCCGACTGCGCGGCCGAACGACTCCACCCCGCTGCGCGCCTTGTTCAGCCCGCCGGTAAAGAAGCTGACCACCGCGGCGATCGCCTGGATCACGACCGTGGCCAGTCGGATCGCACCGATCAGCGCGTAGACCGCGATAGTGATCAGCCCGACCATGTGGTGGATGTCGCCGCCCTTGCCTTTGAACTCCGGCAAGATCGCCTCGACCAGCGGCTGGAAGGCGACGAACAGCGACATCACCGCCTCCGACAGGCTGGACAGGTCCTCCAGTAGGATCGGCAGGAGCGGGACCAGTTCCTCCATCGCGGCGAGCAGGAACTTCGCGAACACAACCCCGAAGTTGGTGATGATCTGCGCCCACGCGGCGAACAGCTGCACGAGCGCCGGCATGTGCGGCAGGATCGCGTCCAGCCAGATCTGCACCAGTTGGGCCATCACCGGGATCAGCGGCTCAAACGCTTCGGCAATCTTCGTACCCGCCTCGGCGAACAGCGGCAGGACCTTCGCCGCCAGATCGAGCAGGACCGGCAGGATCCGTCGCAGCGTGTTCCCGAAGATCTGGGCGAACACGGCGATCACCGGACCTGCGGCTTTGGCGATGGCACTCAGCGCGGTCGCGATCACCACCAAGGCCGTAGCCAGGGCGGGGCCGAGAGCTTCCAAGACCGGCGCCAGGGCGGCGAACAGATCCCCCAGCGCCTTCCCGACCACCGGGGCGACCGGCACGAGCGCGATCAGCGCATCGACCAGGGCGGCCAGGAACACGGTCAAGCCGGGCGCGGCAGCCTTAACCAACTCGCCCAGGATCAGCGCGATCGGGGCCAGGCCGCGGGCCAACTCGAAGATCAGCGGGGCTAGGGCCTTGATCGGGCCTTCCAGCAGGCCGAGCGCGTTGCCCAACGACAACAGCAGCACGGTCAGTGCGGGCGCGAACGCCTCCGCGATCCCGGCGATCCCCTCGATCACCGGCATTAGCGCCTTCAGCAGCGCCATCAGCACCGGGATCAGCGCCCTGCCGATCCGGTCCAGGTCGGCGAACAGCTCTTTCAAGACGGTCTGGCCTTCGACCGATTGCAGCAGTCGGTTCAACCGGTCAAAGAAGCTGAATAGGCCACCGGCACCGCCCGCTGCCCGGACCAAGCTGCGGATAATCCCGACGATATCGCCCAGCAACAGCACCAGGGCTTTGGCCGCGGCCAGCCCGTCCAAGATCATCTGTCGCAGCTCGCCCGACTCACGCATCTGGGCGATCTTGTCGGCGAAACCGGCCAGCGCCGCTCCGAATCCCCCCGTGAGGTCGGCGATCAGCAGGGCACCGACCGCGGTGATGTCCCGTAGGATCTGCAAGATCGGGACCAGGCCCCGCCGCAGGTTGTCCGCTGCGCGGGCCGAGGCGTTCAAGATCCGCGACAGGTCCAGGCGGCTCTGCCGGGTGGTGAAGAACTCGATCGCGTCCCGGATCGCCCCGTTGAGTACCCCCGCCATCTCTTTCAGGCGGTCGTTGAGGATCGGCATGGTCAGCCGGGCCAGGCTGTGCAGGTCGCGGGCGAGCTTCGCGAACAGGGCCTGCTGGATGTTCATCCGCAGTCGATCGAAAGCCGGCTTGAGCCGGGCGATCTCGCGCACGAACAGCCGCGCGTTGGGGGCGAGCTTCTTGAGCGCCTCGTTCAGTGCCGCAGCGTCCCCGCTGGACACAGCCTTCATCGCCTCGCCCATGCCTTTAAGACCGAGCTTGGCAGTCGCCACCACCGCGATAATGCTGGCGATCGCCGCAGGCAGCAACAACAGCGTTCCGGAGGCAGCAATCAGCGCATTGCCCAGTTCAGCCAGGATGGGGATCAGGTTCGCGATCGCCGCGGCGAGCCCGCCAACCGCCGAGGCGACCGTGCCGGCGATGATCCCGAACGCAGCCAGCTTGGCCGTGACCGCCAGTGCCGACAGTAGCGCCTTTCCGATCCCGGCGAGCAGACCCAGGCCGACAATCCGGCCGAGCTTCGGCCCCAGACCGCGCGCCCATCGGGTGGTGTCGCGGTCGATCTTGCGGCGCCCAGTGTTGGTGTCATCTTCGGTGTGGATCTCGATGTAGGCGTCGGCCACCTTGAAGCCTTGAGCCATCGCCTACACCTCCTTCATGCCTGTGCGAACTCCACGATGCCCGCCAGCGACGGGTGGCCGGTCAGCATCGCTCCGGTCGACTCGACGTACTCAACTTCCCGGCGGGAACCAGTCGGTGAATAACCCGGCGATCCGCTGGCCCCAGCTGTTGGGTCGACGGTGACGCCGGACACCGCGCCACCCGGCTGCTGCTCCTGAGCTTCGAGCATTGCCCGCTTGGTCAATACCCCGTCCAGCATCGGCAGGCGTTCCAGCATCTCGATCAACCGGGCTGAGGTGACGTCCGGGAACTGCTCCTGCTCGATGTCTATCCACCAGCGGTAAAACCTCCACGCGTCGGCCTCGATGTCGGCCCGGTAGTGCGGATCGGCTAGCCAGGCTATCTGCGCCGTCCGCTCGATGAGTTTCCCAGGGTCTTCTCCGCCGCGCCTCCGATGTGCTTGCGGACCACCCGCATCACCTGGTCGAACTGCTCCTCGGTCAGGTCCTCCTCGGCCAATACATCGATCACCGCACCGCCGAGGACCTCGTACACCATGTCGGCCATGGCCTTCTCGCCCTCGTCGTTGTGCAGGCTGCGCAGGTACCTGAAGATCACCCGCCGGTCTACCAGGCGTGGGGCGGTGTACTGCCGGCCGTTCACCTCGAACAGCTTCGCTCGATCTGCTGGGATCGGCTCGCTGGCCAGGTAGACACCGACCGGCAGCACCTCCTGCTCCTGTTCGTCCCGCAGTAGTTCCTCATTGACCGCGAGGTCAGATGTGGACATGGGTTCGGCCTTTCGTCGGCTGGTTAGCTGGTCTGGTCGATGACCTTGAACGGTGCCAGGGTCGACGAGACGTAGTGCCCCGCCCACCTGACGTTGAACATCGTCATGCCGTCCTTGCGGTAGGCGGTCGAGATCGGATCGATGGACAGCATCCGCCGCCCGATCACCCGCCTACGGTTCTGGGACGGCGCGTAGCCGTCCAAGATGATCGGCACGTAGGTCGGCTGGGTCGCCGACGTCGTAATGGTGGGGATGAACGTCTTGAAGCCCGACCCCGAAGTGACCGTGGTCGTGGCCTCGTTCAGCGTCAGCGCCAGGTTCTCCAGGGTCGCCTCCGCCAGGTTGGTGGTGATCGAGATCTCACGCTTGGTCAGCCGCCGCTCCGGGATGTCGACCAACTGGTCAACTTCCATCTCGGCGTACTCGCGTGCGATCTCCAGGTTCACCCCGTCGTTGGTACCACCCACGTCGGACCACGCCGTGCCCGACGGGGTGGTGTTGACCGAGGTGTCGCCCGGCTCGGGGCTCTGGTCGTACGAGCCCGTGTACTGGGTGCCCTTGTACAGGGTGGCCGGTCCTTGAATCAGGTTGGTCACCGTGACTGCCACTGTCTACCTCCTTCTGCGCCTCGAACCGCTACGGCGCCGCAGTGGCAACCGCCGGTACCTGACCTTCGGTCCCCCCGGTGTCTCATGAGCCCAGCGGCGGGCGAACTTCTGTTTGGTCGCGAACGCCCAGCGCCACTGCTTCTTGCTGCGGAACCCCGGATAGGTGTGTCCATGTCTGCCTGGCACCGCTCACCCCCTCGTCTCAGTGTCGACGAAGTCTTCGCGCCGCAGTGGCCAGCTCACCGACACCATCGACGGGTGCTGCTTGATTGACATCGTCGGTTGGCCCAGCTCGCCGTCGGTGACCCGGACGATGCGAGCCCGGGGGAACAGGAACTGCAGCTCGTCCCGGTTGTCGTGCACCAGCACCCTACCGCCATAGGACAGCAGCTCCCCAGAGCGGCGGCCCACCATCGCATACCGACTCATGTGTACGTCTCCGCCGCGGCGACCCAACTCATCGCGAAGTCGAAGTTGTAGACCGCGAACTGGCTCGGGTCGGAGGGGATCCGCCGCGGCTGGCTGACCGGGTATACCGAACGCAGCAGCGCCGCACCATACCCGGACGGCATCGTCAGCAGAGTTGCCGCGGCGGCAGGCCGGCGATTGTAGATGGCGGCCAGGACCTTCATTGCGTTCTGGTGGGCGTGCCCCCATGGCGGTTTGGTGCTGCCCGGCACGACCGCGAAGCAGTTGATCGAGATTACCGGCTGGTTGACCGGTAGCTCGATGTCGGGTGACCCACCGACCTGCATGATCTGGTAGAACTCGTTGTCGACCCACGACGTGTAGTCGGGTAGGGTGGTGGCGACCTTGGACGAGGTGATATCGGCCACCGCCGCGTCCAGCCAGGCGATCGCTACCAGCTCGTCGTTGGGGATCAGCGCCATCAGCGGTCCGCCAGACTGGCACGGGCGTGCACCACCCAGGGCGGGATGGCCCGCTTACGGTAGGCCGCCGGGCGCAGGAACGGCTGGGCGTCAGTACCGGGGTGCTGCACGGTGATACCCAGGCCGAACGCGTTCGGGATGTCGTGGGGTCTGGTGCCGAACTCGACATAGGCCGGCGCGTCCGGGTTGGGCGGCATGCCGGCGCCGATCGCGGTCACCCGGCTGTTGTCTGGGCTGACCACGATGCCGTGGCCTTTCAAGAACCCGGTGTCGCGGGGGGCGTAGCGGCGGGCGTCGGTGGCGACCGCATTGGCCAGCCACTCGCGCAGGTCGCCCTCGATCGCGTCGATATGCACGTCGGCGAGTGGGCTCTCAACGTATACACGAAACGCCATCTACTGCCCTCCCGTCTACCGAGCGGACGTGTCCGACCCTGGTGCGGTCTACCCGCGGGTCTGGCTCGATTGTACAGGA